CTATAACCTTCTTCATCCTCGAACCAAGGAGCTGTTGTTGTCCTACAACGACAATGAAATGGTGGAGCTGTTATTCCAACTTGATAATCTTTCATATCAAATATTTTTCCATCTAACTCTCTGCATATATTTGAAGTTCTTAAATCTAATGTAGCAATAATCTCATATTTCTCTACATCTAAATCACTAAAACAATCTTTTCTACTTGCTGATGCAAAGAAAGCTGATTCAGTCATTATCAAATTCTTAGCTTGTGATTTAGATACATTAAATCTCTTAGCAAAGTCATTTACTAAATTTTTTGGATTTTCACCTCTAATAATTGATTGAGTTAGCTTAGTGTGTAGTTCATTTACTAAAGTAGGTCTATACTTACCCCAAATTCTTTCACTAAAGTTTAATCCATCTGTTGCCCATGGTTTAGAGATAATTTTATTTATTCTATTAGTATCAAGACTCATTAAACTCCAACCAACGTTTACTCCTTGTTGAACATTAAAAGCTGTATGATAGTATCCACTTGTATAAATATCTCTCATTAGTTTATCAATACCATCAAGTTCATTTCCATATAAAACTTCTACTTGTTGCTGTATTTGTAACTTTAAAGCTTCAAGCCTTGTTATATGAACTCTTGCACTAGCATTTTCTAACTCTTTCATCCACTTTTGATTTATAGCATTTTCTTTACCATATTTAATATATTCTTCAACACTCCATTTAAACTCTTCTAGTTCTCTTGTATTTAGTAGTTTCTTAGCTTCTAATAAAGATATTCCTTCATTTTTGGCAAATCTGTTGTACCATGCTAACATATCTTTTTCTATACTATTCATAGCTAGTTTATATTGCTTTTCTAATTCAAGATAATATTTTACACTTTTATTGTTTTGAGCTTCTTCTAATTGTTCAAATCTCTTTCTCCAATAATCTTTATGTTTCATCTATAACACCATCTTGATTATTAGGAATTAAATCATCATACTCTCTTTGAGCTTCTTCCTGCTTTTTCTTCTTTTCTAATTCCTGCCTAACATCTATAGTCCAAGGATGCTGGGATATAATAGTTTCATCTGATAATAACCCAACTGAATTTTGACAGTTAGAAATACTTTCTGTTTCATTTATTAATATATCTCGATTAAAGATTATTTCTACTTCTTCATTTTCATAATTTCCTTGACCAGTATTTAAAAGGTGCATATTTACAAACCACAATAGTTCTTCAAAGGAAGCTTGAAATTCAGTTTCCATACCATTAGCATCTAAATCTATATCGCTATACATACTTTGTATATTCATTTGATTTGGATTTCCACTCATTCTATCATCTTTAGCATCATATCCTCTACCATTTTCAATTAATGCCTTTTTAAATACTTCTAATATAGATTTATAGTTATCAGAATTTACTTTTATCTCTAGTGTTTTTAAGTCTCCTACTGCCCCATCTACAGTACGAACTTTAACAGCTCCATACTGTGCTAGATTTTTTCTAAACTCTCCTAGATTTTGACCATCATAATTTTGAAGTACCAGTATTGTATTTCTAGCATCTTCTTGCATATTGTTCTCAAAATCAGACAACATAATATTTATACCATCCTGTAAACTCTTAACTCTTTTAATAAGTGGTATTTCTTTATTGTTGTACTTAAATGGTATTAATGGTATCCTATCCCAATTAAGTTCCTCATGAATATCATCAGTCTCAACCACTAAATAAGAAGAGTATGGACTTTCTGAGTCAACTATCAAAGTCATTCCTTGTAAAATATATCTCTTGATACCTTCCTTTGAGTAAACTTCTACTTTCTCAATTATCTTTTCGTTTGCTCCACTATATGCTTTTACTTCATATAATCTAACTGCAAAATCCAATATTGTATGCTCTGAATCTTTCCAAAAAGGTAATACTTCATATGATGGAAACCTTTTAAAGCTTAATTTACCATCTTCACTATAGTATGGATGTAACCATGCTATACCACCATTTAGAGACTCCTCACAAAGATTTTTGAAAGTCCTAAGAAACTTCTTATTAAATATATCTTTTAATAAAGAATTATATATTTCATTTTTAGTCTGAAAAGTAAGTGGTTTCCCTAACAAATAATTGACTTTTTGGTCTACTAAATTAGCATATTTATTATCTACTATTTTATTATTTGGTAGATTTTCAACTTCTGTCAGCTTCCCACCTTCTCCAATAACAGTACGTTTTCGCCTTAAAATATCATGCTCACCTTTATAATACTTATCACCTTGTAACTGCTCTTTTCTAGTGTTTGATGTTTTCCATTTATTTATTTCATACTCTATATATTTTAAATTGTTTGCTGATTGTTTTAGTGGTTTATTTAGAATATTATTCAGTTTAGCTACCCCCTTTCTTAAAAGATTAATCAAAACTAAACACCTCTCCTTTTATGAAATCTTCCAGTGCATATCTCATAGCATCCATTAAATGGTTAAAATCATCTATAGGTTTATTAATCTTATTTCCAAATTTATCTTTATCCCAAGTATAATTACTTATTTCAGTTAAAAAGTTTACACATTTAGGATGTATTATAATCTTGTAATCTTGTATATATTGAATGCCATTATTTACACTGTCTTTTCCTTTTCTTGAACCTTTTATATTTCTTAACCCTAACTCTCTTAGATGGTCTATATCTTTTGGAGAAGCTGAATCTGCTGTTATATGTTCTTTAGAATATCCTTTCCTGCTAACTTCTCTATAAAGTTTCTCATTAGACATACCATGTTTATATATTTCATCAAATACATAAATCTCTTTTGAAGGTTCATTCACTAAACCACAAAATAAAGTTGTTGGGTCGTTAGTATAACCAAAGTCCATCCCAAAAGCTGATTTGATATTCTGCTCTATAAGAGTGTCTATATTAAATACTCTCTCTTCCCAGTTTTCATATACTAATCCATCAACAATACCCCAATCACCAAGTCCTGCTACCTTGTAACGCCTTGGATTGTTCTTTTTCATAGTTTCAAATACTTTCTTATCTGCATCATCTAAGAACTCATTACAGAGGTAATTAGTAGTCTTTGAAAGTATATCCTTATCCTTTGTATCAAAAAATCTTTTCTTAATCCAATGATGCTCATTCCAAGGATTAAAGGTCATTGTTATTTGTTTGAATAATCCACTTGGAACTTTACCTCTTATACTTTCATCTAACATATTAAAACTATTTTCATCTGTTATCTCATAAGCTTCTTCAATCCAACACCAGCAAAGTACTCCAACATCAACAGTAATAGAGGTAATTTTAAGTGGGTCATCAAATCCTCTAAAGTATATCTTTTGTCCTGTAGGAATATATGTAATTTCAAGTGGATTAGTTGTACTATCCCAATAATTATCTACTCCTAGCTGATGTATAGCCCATTTGAGTTCCTTATAACAACTATCTCTTAATGTTCCAAACACTTTCCTCACAACTAATAAATTAGCTTCTGGATGTTGCATTAACTTAGTAATATAATATAAAGCTGTTGTCTTTGATTTTTTAGAAGCTCTTGAACCTTTGCAGACTCTATAACGACCCTTAAATCTCCAATAGTCTTTATACCCCTTACCTACTAGCTTTGCTATATTTATTTTCTTAATCTTCAATTTCATCATCTCCAGTTATAACTATAGGGATAGCTCCTTCAACTTCTACCTTATCAGTGAACAACCTATACCTCTTACCTAATAATTCAGCAGCTTTGTTCCTATCTCTTATACTTACGTCTTTTTTTATTATTTCTGGACCATATTCAGAAACTACAACCACTTCCTCTTTTGCTTCATTCCTTACTATCTTAGTTAAATACTCCATAACTTCTTTAGCATCAGCTATCCTGTTTGACTCAAGTTGACCTATTCTTTCATCAATGTAACTTTTTAGGTATGGTTTTGTTAAGTTCTCAGCACCTATTACTTTAGCAGTCTTTTCACTATATCCTGCTTTTATTGCTGCTTCTGTTGCATTACCAGTTTCAATATAATAATCACAGAACCTTTTTTGTTTTTCAGTTAATTTAGCCACATCACCACCTCACTTTGTTTTAAATATAAAAAGAACCCTGTTTAGAGTTCTTAAAATATATTCCTTTTTCTATTCTTTATTTTCCATATTTACTATATAATTTGCCATAAGAATTACTCCCCTTATCAATGAATCTTCACTAATGGCACTTTTCCCTGTAAAACTCTCAACATATTCAACTCCATAATCTAAAAATTCATCATCTGCATCTATATTAAATTCATCTAATTCTTTTATTATCTTTCCTCTTAAATCATTCATATTATAATACTCCTGTAAAAAAATAAAAGACTAAGCTTACCCAAACTTAGTCTTTTTAGTAGGGGATACATATATTATGTCGCAAGTTCTAAGAATCGAACTTAGATTAAACTCCAGTCCTTGCATGGTGAGTGAGGTTACCAAGCCCCACCCGATTTTTTAGACTTCTGAATTAAGATAAAATTGTATGAGATTTTAGTCTTAATTCAACTACTACATATAGTGTATTAATAGGTTTTGAACATAGTTAGAATTGAACTAACAGCGTCCTCACGCCCTGCCTAGTCTGTTCGTAGTGACTAGGGCAATCCCTTAACCCTAGTCAAATATTAAGTTTTGAGAGGGAAATCTTTATTTCCACAATACTATTATCTCATGTCTAAAACAAAAAAACCTGCACATTTTCAGCACTCAAAATTACTCTTACTTTTTAATTTAGTTTGTAATCTAACAATTCAAAAAGTGGTTCTTGCTCTATTAATGCTTTCTTCCCAAACAGTGCTATTGATATTGAGCTAATAGCTTGACTAGCTCTTACACTTAATTGTCTTTCTTCTAAATGTACTATATCAACCATTTCTTGCCACATTAGACCATCTATATATTTAAGTTCAATAATTTGTCTGTGTATAGGTTTTAAATTTCTTATGGCTAAATCTATTGTAGATTTAATTATTTCTGCTTCATATAACTCTATTTCTTTTTCTGTTATTAAGTCTGATACATTAACAATAGCATCCTCAATCATATTGCTAGTTTTGTTTGTTTTACCTGTTTTGACACTATCATAACTTATCCCTTTCATTAAATCCCCAACCGAATTATCTTTCAACATTTGTATTTCATTTTTTAGTTTTATTATATTTGTACTTAATTGTTTATAATTAGAAAGTTGTTTCTTAGTTGCATTAAAAAACTCTTTTTTAGTTTTAGACATACTCACACACTCCTATCAGTTATGTTATAATAATATAGTGATGACAATTTTAGATTTTTAACAACTGGAGTGTGGGAGCACTCCTTTTCTTTTTGAATAGATTGTTTCAATTTATTTACAATTCTAAAAAACATATTGTTACTATTAACATCACATAGTATGCTTAACTTACATTACTTAACATTTAGGGGGTCAATCTATGTTATCTACAATAATCTTGCTTTTAATGTATTTAATATGTTTACTTCTAATATTCTTAATATGCTTTTCTATTGGGGTTATCATGTGGAAACTAAACAAAATATACCCTTTTAAAAAACATACTTTTATATGGATTATTTCATTATTATTTTTAACATTTATTATTGTCTACATTATTAAATTTCTTTAATTTATTTATATAATTAGGGCAAAATAAATCTACTTTGTCCTAATAAATATCTTCTAGTATAACTTCAACTCTGGGTCTATCACTGTAATATTTACTAGCTATGACCTCAACAATCTGTGTATCATCTTTATAAGCTATCTCATTTAGTGAATCAGCTATAACCTTGACTACATTATCAATATCGGGTTTCTTACTAGGTCTTAACACATTATTTCTTTTTTGCTCCTTAACCTTTTTACTGTTACTTTTAGCTATAGAATAGTAACATCTTAAAGTCATTTTTATATAACCTTCAAAGTAATGTTTAACTTTAGATTGATACAGCCATTTTATTAACTCCTCATAACTCTTAGTCTTATTAGGTGTATAGGTCCTTTTAGTTATAGAGTTCATTCTAGGTCTTTCTTTCCCAACTGGTTCTCCATCTATTACAAAATTAACTTTCATTTGCTACCTCATTTAGTTCTATTTCTTCTGTATCTGTAACAACAAACCAAAATGATTTATATCCAAATTCGTCTATCCATTTAGAAAATACTTCATTCAATCTATTATCAAGTAGTTTTATATCTTCCTCTTTTATATATGTTATCCAACCTTCTCCACACTCTCCATATTCGTCATCAATTCTATCTTGAACACGCTCTAATATTTCTTCTGCATCTATTTCAGGAATATCAACTTCTTCTTTTTTTCCAACATAAACTTTTTTTGAAATTCTCCAGTCATTTTAAGTTCTTTCTTAGCTGCTTCAATAGCTTCCTCTTTACTTTCGTATTCATCACTTGCAAAATATTCATCATCCCAACTATATAACCAAATATCTTTTTGCATATTAATACCTCCACTATTTATTTTTCTTATTAGCCTTCTTTCTACATTCCTTACAACAATAAATCTCCTTAGATTTTTCCTTAAGATAAAATAACTTACCACACCAACTGCATCTTCTTCGTTTCATAAACTCACTTCCTAGTCACAAAACATTTATTTTATTCCTAAAACAACATACCCATCTTGCAGATAATTGCTATTATCAAGTAAATAAGTAATTTCTTTGCGTATCTCAAGACCTGTGTATTTTTCTCCATCAAATTCCTGCAACACCAACAAGTCGCCTTTTTTAAAACCTCTATCATTCTTCCTAACTTCAAAATTTTTGTTCCCATTTACAACTTCTTTAAAATATTGAGGTAATATTTTTAATTCATGTATCATAAGCTCACACCCTTTAAAAGTTTTAGTCTATTTCACCTTTTTCAACTTGTTCATATTCTATTTGATATATAACTTTTTTATATGCTATTTGACCTTGCCATTCTTTTATTACTGCATTTTCAATATCTTGTACAAATATAGCTAACTTGCCATTTATATTCGCTATTTTTAACCATATAAATTCATGTGTATCTTTATTCTTTTCTACCCATATGGTCATTTCCTTATTTTCTTCTAAACATAAATCATTTAGAAATATCTCATTATTTATCTTATACATTTGAGTAGTAATCATAATCTCACCTCCTTCCTATAAGTCAAAGTAAGTCTAGAAACTTTTAGTTTCATTCACAAGCTTACCTTGACTTTATTTTTATAATTATCTTTCAGCATCCTTCTCCAACCAATTTTCATATGTTGCATCACAATCTTTACTCTCACAATCTCTTTTATCATTTATGCAACTAGCACAAATCTTTTTCCCAAATTCCTTACACACTTCTCTTTCATCAAGATTATTTAACTTGCACATTTCTTTATTAGTCATATGCTCACCCCTTATAATCTTCAAATTTATCTACACTTCTGAAAATAATTTTATTATTAACCCATCTTTGCAACCTTCTATACTCATGGTGGCATTTCCATTTTTCGAATATCATCACGTAAGGGTCATATTCTAGCTCTTTTAATTTGTAAATACGTTCTAAATCTTGCTCAAAAGTAGTATTAAAATTAGTAAGAACATAAACACCTAATTTTTGCTTCTTAAAATTCAATTTACTTCTAAATTCTTTTAACTTGTTGTATGTGTTAAATTCGTAATTATCCCACGCAAAATGGATTCGTTTTATTTTAATTTTGTTAATCATTTCTGCTTTTTTCTCTGTCATAATCCTTATATCAAGTCCTTGAGTGAAATCAACCCAAGCTTTACTATCTATAAGTTGCTTTAAAAGTTCTTCCCACTTACTACAAGCTAAAATATTAGGGTCTAATAGCTTAATCTCTTTTTGCCCCTTCCAAAACTGGTTTAAGTTGGCTACTTTATAGCTTTTGCTACCTTCTTTTTCTGAAACAATACAAAATGAACATTTTCGAGGACATCCTCTTGTTAAGTAGCCATAATCAACATTTTTAATATCATACAAATCATAGTCTGGATACATAAATTCAATCTTTGATGGCAATTTATTTTGTAAGTTATATCCCGTACCACCCTGCACAACTTCTTTAGCGTTTATAACTGTGTAATCATCATCTGAAAAAGTAAATACTTTAGTTTTATATACTTTGTCATATTTTTCAAAGAAATTTACAAATTCCACTTTATCGCCTAATTTTTTGTGGTATGCTGATATTTTTATAAGTGCTAAATTAGGAAAGTTATGTCCATCAACATCTATTAAGCCTATTTTCATATGAGCACCTACTTCTCATTATAGAAATGAACATTTTTAATAACTATATCTATAGTCCCATTTCCATTATGTCTAATACCATACTTCATAAAATCCTCAAAATCATCCATCTTGCCTTTTATCTCAAAACCTGTATCTGTTTTTATATGCCTATTTTTTAAATTCTTTTCAACCCATTTTTTATCAATATTAAAACTTTCAATCCCTTTTTCTTCTATATGGTCCTTAAAACTATCTTTTAAATCATCCTTTATCGCCTTATCAGCAAACTCATCTATATCAAGTTTTTGTTTTTCTCTTAACATATAAAGTAACATTCCTCTTACATCTTCGCCCTGCTTCATATCACTATATAAATGTGCTATATAAGAGTCCACAAAAGCTTTAAACATCTTAGTCTTGTACTTGTCATCTTTCACTTTAGTAGCATTTAGAAACTCTGTAACAAACTTAGAATTAGCTTCTTCCTTTTCTGCATCCTTGTCTAATACTCTTAAATGGTATTCGTCATTCATTCCACTCAATCCAACCAAAGCAGCAATTTTGACTGTCTTAGTCTCTTGTATGTTAATTTCATTTTTAGACATTTGTATGTTAAATTTATCATCTTTAAACTCGATTGAATGAGTATATGACTTGTTATAATCAAGCTTTAATATAGCAACTTTCTTTTCATCTTTTTGAGAGTATAAACAAATTGCTAAGTCGCAAGATTCTAATGTAGCATTAAGCTTCATAACATCAAATAAATAAGCTGCAATCTCTTTAGAGTTATTTAAAAATGAACTTTCATCATAAATAATTTGTTCACAGCACTTCTTAATTAGATTGTTACTATAGTCATTAAATACTGCTGTTCTGATGTCATTATCTCTTGATACTTTGCTTATCTTCTTTTGAAAGAAAGCTTCAATATCTTGACTGACTCTACCCTCAAAGTCATTTAGTATTGGTGTATCGCTATTCTTATCTAAAACATGTATTATAAATTTGTGTATTATCATAATTTCACCCCTTATAAATTTTTAAAGCGTTCTATAATCTTCTCGCTTATAGTATTTTTTATAACTTCATCTACCTTATCTATAGTTATTAGTACTATATTTTCATCTTTAGCCAATGCCTTTGCTTTCTTTCTTAAAGCTTCTTTACTTCCATATGTATAATGTATTTTTCTATTTTCTAACGATAATCCTATTTGCCATCTTAATATATATTCATACATTTATCCCACCCCTTATTTTCATTTTTGAGAGTTACAAAACACTTCAAAAATATTCATATTAAAAGACATTTTGCAACTTTTTGCAACTTTTAGCCCATTCTTTTTGCTATTTCATATACAACATTTGCAGTAACAGCATTTCCTGCTTGCTTGTACAATTGACTATCTGAGCATACACTTGCTGCTCTTTCGTAATATTTATCCGGAAATCCTTGCAACCTAAAGCATTCCTTTGGTGTTAACCTTCTTATATCTCCATTTTTCAAAATTCCATGTTTATCTTGAGCTGTCAATGTGAACATTGGTTCTCCGCTTTCTTTAATTCTACGACCATTTTGTCTTTTATTTACCCTATCGGGCGTTAAAACTGCATTAACTAAAACTCCACTATTATCACAATTTCTATTTGTCACACCTGCATTATATTTTGCTTTAAGGCATCTAGCATTTATTGTTACTTTAGAGTTTTTATTTAAGTCTATAAAGTATAGACCTGTTTTAGCACCTCCACCTCCTGCCTGACTTCTAATACATCTAGCAATTCCAACTGCATCATAAATTCTATTTGTACTATGAGTTGGATTATTTAGTTGCTCAAGATTTTTTCCACTTTTTCTTTCGATAGGAAATACTTTTCGTGTACTTCGTCCTCTAAAATGTCCAACAATGAATATTCGTTCTCTATTTTGGGGTACTCCGAAGTTTTTAGAATTAAGAACTTGCCACTCTGCATCATAGCCGATTTCATCCAGTTCAACGAGAACTTTGAGGAAATCAAATCCTCCATTAACACTAAGTAGATTTTTAACGTTTTCAATAAGTAAATACTTGGGTCTATCTTCTTCTTTGAGTTCTCTAATAAGTTTTGTAACTGTAAAAAATAAACTTGAACGTTCTCCTCTGAATCCAAATTGTTTCCCTGCAACAGAAATGTCTTGACATGGGAATCCAAAACACCAGACATCTGCTCTTGGGATATTTTCTGTTCTAATTTCTCTAATATCTCTTTCAAACCATTCATCCTCCTTCGGTTTGTGCATGGCATTATAACTTAAATTTGCGAATTTATCATATTCGCAATGTCCCAAACATTTATGTCCTGCTTTTTCCATCCCTAGCCTAAAGCCACCTATCCCTGCGAATAAATCTAAAAATGTAAGCAATACAACGCCTCCTTATTTTCATTTTTGAGAGTCACAAAACACTTCAACAATAATTTATACCAAAAGACATTTTGCAACTCTCTAAACTGTTTTAATTAGATATTTTCACTTATATTTCTTCTAACATTTCCTCGAGTTTATTTTTTAATAAATCATATTTTTCTTTAGTTTCTAAATCCAATATTCTAACTCGGTCATGCTCTGCTATAATAGCTATATTTGAACTTTCACATATCATCTGTATATAATTTACAGAAGCATTTATCATTTCTAATCTATCATCCATTCTTATACACCTCTTTTATTGTCGCAATTTTCACACTCTTTGAGATTCAATCTATACTCATAAACTCTACCAGCTATAAAACTAATTCCTATCAGTAGCACACTAGCCAAGATGTTCATTTTCCAACATCTCCTTACGTTCTAAGAACTCTGTTCTGACTTCCTCTAAGTTCTCATATTCATTACCAACTATTTTGTAATCTCTGCTATGATATATTTCTGTTTTATTTATAAGCTCTATCCATTCTCCTTCAAGTTTCTTTAAATAATGCCATTCCAAATATATTTTAATGCTGTTAAAACTTCTTTTTACAATTCCATATTGACTTGTATCATGGAAATTATCATATTCTTTCAATATATCCCCTTCACAAATTTCTTGATTGTTTCTAGCCCATTCTCCAGAGCATACTCCAACATTACATACTCTTTGCCATTCGCAATTCTCTTTTAGCATAAATAAACAATCTACTGCATCACTCCACATTATTGTTGCTGAATAAATCCACTTCTCATTCTCAAAATCATAACCTCTATACTTAATTAAACTCATTTCTAATCATCCCCTCGCACTCATATTTACTTAATATTTTTATAGCTATATCAATAGCTTTATTAACAGAACACTTTTTCTTATTTAATATCTTTTCAGCTAACTTAATTACTTGTTCCACATTTGCTAATACCATCTGACACCTCTTGAATATACTCTGCTTTCCAACCATCCTCAGTTGATTTATTTTCTCTAGCTAAATAACTTGCATAGCTACGACTAACCTTTATATATCTACTTGCTTCTTCAGCACTCTTAAGAATCTTTACCTCTCCAGTATTTATATTGAAAATTTTTATAATTTTCCCTGGTCCACCACGATTTGTAGTTTTTATTTCTGAATCTTCATCTTTTATTTGTTTCTCAATTTCATTTCTCTTTCTTATTGCTCTTAAATTAAGTTCAAACATATCTTCTAAATCCATAGTTTTACTTAGAACTTCATTTGCATCCATCCAAATTTTAGCCATTTTATTACATCTCCCTTATTAAAATACCTAACATTTTATATTGCATTATTTTTGCTACAACTGCTGATAAATGCAATATCTTAAGCCACAATATATCTCTCAATAAAGAATCCCATCCAGATATTATTGTAAAAGTTCCTTCATATTTTACTCTCTCAAACGGATTGTCTATTTCTGTACTCTCAAACATTACTTCTTCGATTCTTGTATCATTTATCTCAAAACTTCCCTTATCACATTCTAAGAAAGCTTTCCCACATTCATATTTCACTTTTAGACCTCCTATATTTCAACTAGACTCTTTATTCTTCTTTTTTTATAAAATACTCTACACAACTAATACTCTTATTATTTTCCTTCTCTTTATCGAGTCTTACTGTATAACCTGCTTTTATAAGTAATCTTGCTATTTCTAATCTATCTGTATCATTTAACGACCCATTTTTTTGTGCATATATTTTACCCATTTTAATCCTCCTTTCTAGGAAGTAATATATTGATATTCACTTCCTAGAAGTTTAATTTTATTTAAATTTTTCCTTCTGACTCTTCTTAATAATCTCATCTAGCTCTTTTTCTTCATATTGAGTGAAAGTCTGATTGAAGTTAGCAAACTTATTTTTATTCACATTATGAGTATTCACAGCTTTATTATTAGACAGTTTCTTCTCCTGTTTACTCTTTTTCTTTCTTTCAAATTCGTTCTGATACTCTGTAAGTTCTAAACTAGTTTTTACACCTGCTTCTATCCAATTATTTAATATTGTCTTAACATACTTATAATTCTTAACTCCATTCGCTATTGCTTCATCAATAGCTCTTATTATTACATCAGCTTCCATTCCATCATCTAAGTAACTCATTAACTGAAGAAAGTTATTTGGAGTAATTACACCTATATAAGATTCATAATATTTTTTTATGTAGACAGTCTTATTTTTTTCAGATTGTTCATCAATAACAGTAGTAATAACATCATTTTCTTTTAAACCTATTTTCTTTTTAATACTATTTTCTTTTATGTTGCCGATTTCCCGACCTCGGTTTTGCCGGCTTCCGGTTTCACCGACTTCGGTTTTACCAGCTTCCGGTTTTACCGGAGTCGGGAAAACGGCACACGGTTGAGATTCAGTCGTTTCAACACTTTCAGAATTTACATTTTGAGGTATATCAAAAATATCATATCTATAGCCTTTCATTTGACCTTTTTCATCCCTTATTTGTGTCCTAATAACAAACCCTTCCTGCATAAGCTCCTTTAAGGCATTACTTACTTTTGTCTTACTATCTTTTCTATAGCTTATTAATGATTTTGCATACACTTTATGGCTACCTGACCTTTGAAATCTTAACATTTGAGTGACTACTCCTACGGCTGAATAAGAAAGATTTTCATTATCTAGTATTGTGTTAGGTACTCTTGTAAATGGGTCATCAAAATTTATGTGAAAATATGTTTCATTATTAAATTTCAATATATCACCTACTCTTGATTTTGCTTTTCATAAGCATTACAAATTGTGTCATATTCTTTTTTTGTTAAATCTTTTATCTCTTTTCCAAATCTCTTAAATACTTTCTCTTTTAAACTTTCTTTATCAACATTTGCATTACTTGCTATTGCATATAACCTGCTTAATTGTTTATCTGTTAAAATTCTATTGTTAGAATTACTTTTAGCTTCATTTTTGCCACTAGTTGCGTCAAAAGTGTCACTTTCAGTTATATTAAGTAACTGAATGTACAAATATCTAGTTTGATAAGTTTCTATACCTCCTAGTGCCTGTAATTCATTAGAACCTTTAAGTTGTAAATCTCTCATGGGAGAAGTGAATACAATCTGTTCTGATGGGTTTTCTCCATTAATTAATGTTAGAGTTGCATATTCATTTGTAAAGGTCACTATAGGGCATAGCTTAGCTTCTTCAAGTAATCCAGTTGCTTGTGGTAGAAAGTCTGCTAACTCAAAATACTTGAAGTTAGCGAACTTATTCTCTCCACTTTTCTTTAAATTCAATTTGCTAAATTTGACTCTTACATCCATTAATTTAATGTAAATATTATTCACTTCCAACAAGTTCACCCTCCATTTCTCTTATATTTCTTTCTAAAACTGACACAAAGCCATCTATATAATCACCATAGTTCCCTTGTAATTTGTATTCGTCTAAATGTTCTTTGAATTGTTCCAAAGTACATCCTTTTCTATGTTTATCTATGCAAAATTCTAATGCTGATATTTGCCCAAATTTTACATCCCAATCTACTTCATCTACTGTTGTAAATCTTAATAAAAATAATCTATCTTCTAAATCCTTAATTATTTCATTTTTTGTTTTCATTTATTCCCCCTTATGTTATAATATACCTATAATTTTTGTAACTTATTTTCACTTAGAGCCTGTGCGAAGGCTCTTTTTTTATATCTGGACATCTATTGGTCTATCTTTTTCAAGTTCTTCTTGATACATCATAGCTTCTCTAAACTCAATAGAAGCTTCTAACTCAATGTCATGTTCAAGACCCTCTAATATATTTTGACTAGCAAATTTTACGGCTTCCCACCACATTAAACTACTATTATTTTTTGTACCTTGTAATTTACATATTTCTTTTTCTGCTTGTTTAATTTGACCTATTGCTATTAGTCTAGCTGCTTCCATTTAAATCCCTCCCAATTTATTACTATCTATATAAGCTACATTCTAAATTGCTACAATTATTACACATTAAACCTTTTAGAATGTTATATTACCTATTCTAAATCCATTCTTTTTGTGCTATAATTTGTTTGTGTTATATTTTATTTTTTATTTTTTTGTGTGTTGGTTATTTGACCAGCACTTTTTTATTTAATACTCCAACCGATATTTTCTTACCAGTTTTAATATCTTTAAATACTATGTCTGCTATAACTTTTCCATCTTTTTTAAGAGTTACTATGTTATTCTTATTAGTATTAAGGCTTAACAATTTCATCCCCCCTCTCTACTGCTTTTAAAAGTTCATCCAAATTTTTACCTTGATTTCTTTCAATAAAATCATCAACTTCATATCTTGAAATTTTTCTACCATCACCTCTAGCCAGTGATTTTATCAAACCTGTGCTCACTAACCTACGCATAAAAACTGTATCTAATTTTAAAATTCCCCTTGCTTCTTCTACTGTTATCAAGTAATTTGGATAACCTCTTTTTATTAAAACAACTATATCTTTAGGCTCCAGTACTTTTACCTTTTGTTCAACAGTTTGACTCTTAACTCTATCTGTCTCTTGTTTATTTATCTCTATTTCTATTAAACTTTTTAAACTATCACTAAATTGCTTTGTTATACTTTCAGAAATATCCATGTTAAAATTCTCTCCCCTCTTTTCAAATATTTATCTTCCAACTAATTCGTCTAATGTAATATCTAAATAATCAGCTAATTTTATTAGAGTATCTATAGTTGGATTAGAATTTTTATTCTTCAACAATTTATATAGACCACTTACATCTATATTTAATTCCTTTGCTAATTTATAAGGTTTTATATCTCTTTTTCTTAGTATTTGCTTTATATTGTCGCCTATTAACATTGTATTCACCTCAGTTCTACATGGTATAATATAAACATGGAATAAATTCCAAAATTTTCAAAAGGATGGTGTATTATGCAGTTTTCAAACAATATATCTAAAGAATTACAAGAAAGTATAAGAAAGACAGTCTCTGATACTTCTAACACAGAGTATTTTTACTATGCTGAATTTCAATATAAAATTATTCTTAAATCTATAGAGGAATTTGAAAAAGAACTTGATGATGAACATGAAATTGCACTAAAATTGACTAACTTTGGAAAAGATGTATTAATGATTGTTGAAGAAGTAGGTTATCATAACCCTTGTCTAATTCACTACTACGGCATAGTAAATGGAGTTTATTCTGAAATTCTTCAACACACATCACAGATAAACTTTATGATAACTTCAGTAAAGAAAACTGACCCTTCAAAACCTGCTAGAAGAATAGGTTTTATATTGTAATTATCATTCTTATTTTCTGATTCTTTCTTTAGTAATTTCACTAATTTTTCTTTTTTCACTTTTATTCATCTCATGTAAATACAAAACTATACATTGGTACATATAATCTATAAAATCACTATTTGATTGAGCTGTTATCTGACTAAATAACTGTGCTTGCAATTGATTTTCAAGCATGGTTATTCTTTTCTCTATTTCTTCTATTTTCTTATTTTCCAATTCAATCTCTCCTTTCCAAAATATTCTGTATTTAGTTTTCAAGGTACTGTTATGATTTAACTTAACATTGATAATTGTTTACTACTTTTAAACTTATTAACAAAATAAACTTGACCTTTTCCAGTTATTTTTACTGTTCTAGTTACTTTAGTACTTCCATCAGGATTATTAATTACTCTTTTTTTAACTTCCATTATTCTTAGATTCATACTTTTCTGTGTTGGAATATTATAATCTTCACCTTTACACTTAATTAAATATCCATTTTCTCGCATCCAGGTAAATAATCTGTTTTGTCCTATATCTACTCCATTTTGTTTTATAAGTTTTGCAAGTTCTCCAACTAATATAGAATTGTTTGAAGCTGAAACTGCATCAGCAAACAGTACTTTTGGTTGCTGTAACTGAATTACCTTATCTTTTTCTTGATTTTCTAATTGTAATTGTTCTTTTTCTTCAACTTCTACTAATAACTGTTGCAATGCTTCTTTATATGTAGTTGGTAGTTTAGGTTGTTGTTCTTTTAATACTCGTTCCATTTCATTAAATCTTCTTACATATCTAGCTGTAAAAATAATACCTTTTTCTCCAGTAAATTTATTTGCTAGAAAGTCACAACCTAATTTTGTTACATTATAGCAAGGTCTACTTTCATTTTTTGAATCCAAATATGTTGATTTTATAAAGTAATCAACCACAACAAAATTGTTGTCGTTAAGAATATCAATAATTCCTTTTGTTTTTTCTGTTCCTTCTAATTTCCTTAAGACTTCCCAGTGTCTGATTTCTAACATATCAGCAATTTCTAATGTTGTTATTGTATTTTTATTGTTAAGTTGCAAATTATTCATATCTAAAGCTCCTTTCTTGTAATCTGAGTCCTTTTATGCTATTATTCATTAAAGAGTTTTTCACAATTAGTATTTAAAATTATAGCTATCTTTAAAGCTGTACGAATGTTTGGGAGACGTTCGCCAGCTTCATAATATTGATAGCTTCTCTCTGTTATTTTGGCTTTTTGAGCAACCTCTAATTGTGTTAAGCCAATTTTTTCACGTTGTAGTTTTAAATTATTATTTATTTTCACCCTCTCCTTTTTATTTAACACGCCAATATTGTTCGTGCTATGTTTTATATATTACACGCTAATATTGTTCGTGTCAAGAAATTTATTTATTTTTTTATTGGAGCGTGTAGTTATGACTAAATTCAAAGATAATATTAAGCTAGTAAGAAAGCAAATGAATATGACTCAAAAGCAATTTGCTAGTTTGTTTGGTATCTCAGAACGTGCATATCAGTATTATGAAGCTGGTTCAAGAGAACCAAATCTAGAAACTTTAATATTAATTTCTAACAAACTTAATGTATCTACAGATTTTTTGTTAGGTCTTTCGCCTAACCAAAATAGAAATTAATATTCAACTTTCGTCTGCTTTTTAGCAGGCGTATTGTTGTTTGCTCTATTTCCATCTAATCACCTCTTTTGAATATTCTGTATCTATTTCTTAACACATTATCTCAGTACACCATGTTATAATTAACTTAAATTCTAATGAAAGTTGGTGTTATCATGAAGTTTGTTTATGTTAAGATATTTAATAACTGGATTGATATAACTGATATTGGCTCTATAAATGGCTGTAATGCAATTGAATATATTAATGAAAACCTTGATAAAATGTACTCTAGTAATTATGTTTCTATAAATTACAAAGATAAAAACTATTGCATTCATCCATCATGTATTCAAATAGTTACAAAATAAAGTGTTTATCTCTCTTTAAAAAACTTTTAAGGGAGATATTTTTATTTTATATTTAGTTTTCAAAGTGCTGTTGTGATTTAACTTAATTTTTGCTTAAATCACTTGATATTCCATATTTTAAAGCCATATCTTTTACAATAGCAACATACCCTTCTATGAGTTTCTTATCATCTTGTATTACATCTAAATTGTTAACTTTCTCTCTTTTAGATTCAGATACACCTTCTTCTGCCATTTTTCTTCTTTTATTGATCAATCTTCTATGTAGGTCAACTCCAAATCTCTTATTTAATAATTCATAACTTTCTGTTCTAAGCATATTTATATGTTCAAAACCACCTTGTTTTTTTGCTATTCTTGCAATTAGTTGATGTGTATTTGTTCTCCAACTATTTGAGTCTAATGAAACTACATCTTTTATTGTTTCAACCTCTGTCTTTGCTTCTAAAGCAATGCTATTTGCTTGATTAACTTGAAGTCTTAAATCTTTCATTTCTTTTAAACTTTCTATTAATACATCTTCTATACAAGTTGGCTTATGTTGCTTAACTTTG